AAAGTGCTGCAAGCCCCACCAAGAGTTAGATCAGATTCAATTGCTGCCTTGATTGAGAAATCCCCGCTACCTGCAAGGTACTTATCAAGTTCGTTTTGGCCTGAACGCTCTGTGAAGCGCTGCACCAAAACAACAACATCTAGGTTTGCCTGGTCAAGTCCACGGGCATTATTCAAATCAAAAGTAAAATCTAATTGGCCAACAATGGCCGCTGGTGCCACTGGCACTGTAGGGATTAGTTCGTAAACACGCATCCCTTTAATAGTCTCTAGGTTGGCTTTTAAGCCGTTTCTAACCTGACTTGGCAACATTATACGGCCAAGCCATTGTTCTTGCGTAGGGGGCGTAGCAGTGCCTCAACATCGGCATCTAGCTTTGCAGCCAATCGCACTGTTCCCATATCTGTATTGCCAGCAATTCCAAATGGTGACTGGTTACGCAGGAACAGGCGAGAGGCTTGAATCTTTGCTGCGGTTTTTACTTCATAAGGTACTGCACTCCACCCAAAGATGCCTTTGATGCGAACAGATTGTGGCAATAGTTGTGGGAATACATAAGAACCAATTGCCAAGATACGAGTAAGAGGCCAACCGCGTGAAGGATTATTGATAGGTTCAAACATTCTGTCTGAAATAGTCCAAATTGTTGAATAGTTTTGATCGAAATAATCATCTGTTGCTATCTCTGAGAGGCTCACAAAGTCATCAACAGGCAAAATGTACCAGTTATCAGGTGTGTAGTAGCGCGTTGCAGGTGCAATTGTTGTGCCATCTTGGTAAAAGAAACGGCCACAATAATCATCTATTTGGCGTGAAGCGGTTGCAATAGCCATTTCAAGGGCTGCATTGTCAATTGAATCCTCAAGATTGAGTGCATCCTTAACTTCATTCAGGGTTACATACCCGTTAGTGATCGCCACGCGTGGTTCTCGTTTCTACTTTGGGAAGCATTGCGCGTTCCAGTTGTGGAACGGCGGTAGCGGTTTCCTTTGATTTTACCTTAATTCTTAAAATTCTTTTTATGCGTTCCATATATCGTGCTGCCTATCATCTAACCAGTAGCTTTTTGAGTGAGGCAGTATCGCGCCTGTATGAACATAGATTGGAAAACCTAACGAGCGAACACGGCGGCAAAATTGTAAATCTTCGCCAATCCATTCACCGTTAATAGGTCCATCCCAAAACCAGCACCAATCTTTGCCCTGGTGTGGGTCGGCATCTGCCTGAATTGCCTCAAGAACGCTGCGGTGGATTAACAAACATCCAGTGCCTGCGGCATCTACTTGGAAAACTGAATCTTTATCGTATTTGTTGAGTGGCAAGAAGCCTTCAGGGGCATCTTCAAAAATTGTTGGCACTGGTTGTGGGTATGGATAGCCTGTTTCAAAACTGGCAAACACCAAACCTGCTACAACTGGGCGCTCTGTATCGTGCGCCGTTTCAACCAATTTATCAAATGCTTCAACAGATAGTTGTTCATCTGAATCCATCATTAGTAACCAATCAGATTTGGTTTCTAAAAACTGTTTCACCAAACGATTGCGTTGCTTTGAAAGCAAGCCTGAACCCTTGATGCGAACAAATGGGCCAAGTCGCGATGATCGTGATTGAGCAACCTGAATCAAGCTAAATGCAAACCCGCCGTTAACTGTTCCTGGGTCGCAACTGCCAATTGAAACTTTATGTGCTGATTTCATAGATTCCCCCGAATCATTTAAGAAGTAAGAGGCGGGTTAGTCGGGGGAGAAAAACCCGCCTCTTACAATTTGTTAACTTTCGATTAGAAAGTTGGTGCTACCAAACCAGTGCCTGAAATGATTGAGGCTGCTAGTGGGTAACGCCCTGCAGTGAACGCGCCGTAACCATAAACAACTGTCTTAAGAGTCAATGACCCTGCAATTGTCTGATCGAATGAAAGCGCGAATGGTGAACCAGCCTGCTCCCATAGGTGCATTTCAGGTGCTGCAACAACATAGATTTCATCTTGGTTAGTTGCTGCGCCGTATGCAGTGCCAACATTTGCATCAGTAACAACTGGTAGGCCCATGATTGAGTAACCTGAGTTACCGTATCCTGGCAAACCTGCGCCTGCAGTTACTGAGTTCATTGGACCGTTTGCAGTTGGTACTGCGATTGGGCGGCCTGTTGTGTCTGATGAAGCAAGAATTGCTGCTAGACGGCGTGGGTGCATGATGATGTGAGTTGGAGCGATGAAAACATTGCTCTCAACTTGCTGGTACGCATCTGCCAACTTTGAGTAAAGAAGTGCAGTTGTTGGTGTTGTCGCAGTGTAAGTAACTGCATTTCCACCAGCGTTGCGGATACCTGTGAACTGACCATTTGAGCCTGTTCCATTAAGAACCTGAGCATCAACTGTTGTGTGCCATGAACGGATTAGGTCAGCAACAACGAATGTGTCAATGCCTGTTCCGCGCTCTACTGCCTGGCGTGATAGATCAGCTTGGCCTGCAATTGTACGCACTGGAATAGAAAGTAGTGTGTCATCAGGGTCTGTCAATGAAACTGCAGTGTTCTGTGTTTCTTGAACACTTGTAGAAGTACCTGTGGTCATTCTACTAATCTCGAGCGACATACCTGCCTGCGGAAGGGTGTGCTTGCTTGTTGCGAAGTCTGCAGTTGGTCGGCCAGCGCGTGCAAATGGTGCAGCAAGGTCAACTAGGTACTGAGGAATGACAAGGCCAGCGAACGCAGATGTTCCTACTGCGCGGCGCTCAATTGTTTCTTCCTTTGTGTGGCGAGCAAGGCGCTCTTGTGCTGCGTAATCATTCTTGAATTGTGCGTTGAACGCATCCTTCACGAATGAAACTTCAGCCTCTGGTGAGTATGTGCGTGCTTCGCGTGTAACAGTTGTTCCACCAACAGGTGTTACAACTGCCTTAACTGCTGCGCGTGCCTCTGATGCCTTAGCATCTGCAGTTGCCTGCGCAGTTAGCTTTTCAATCTTTTCGTCTAGTGCGCGTGATTCTTCAACAAGGGCATCAACCTTTGTTGTTTCATCTTCAGTTAGGTCGGTGCGTGATTCTGCGGCTACTGCCTCAAGAATTGCATCCATTTCAGCCTTAACTGCATCGCGGCGCTCTACTACATTGTCAAAATATGACATTTAGTGATCTCCAATGAGTTGTGTGAATGTGGGTTTGAGGTGGTGGCGATTCTGTTCACGGCGCTTTTAGGGTGTGAATGTCGCTCCGACTTCGATCTGCTACTTTTGTAACAGAAACTTATTTTGTGTTGTTGATAATTGCTTGAGCAAGGCGCAGTGAAATTGAACGACCTGCTGCATCGGCTGGCATACCTGTTGGCTCTAACTCAACTTCAGGTTCTTCAACTTCAACCATTGGTTCAAGTGTGTTAAGTCCAAGAACAACCTCAAGCATTGTTTTGCCTTCTTCAAGTGAATCATAAGAATCTGAAATTTTATCAAGAACGGCTTGAACAACAATCATTGATTCGCCATCTAGTGCGCGACCTTCTTTGATTGCATCAATTGCATTGCGCAGTGCCTCACGCGCTTCAACTGTTGTTGTTGGGTAGGCAGGATAAGTAACCACTGAAACATCTCCATCTGCTAGTGAAACCTCAGTAAGTGTGCGCACTGAGCGATCTTCATTCCATTTTTGGCGAATAACGCGAAACGCAAAACTCATTTGGTCAACATCTCCGCGCTCAACTAACTTGTAAAGGTCACGGCCTTCGCTGGTATCTGCAATTTCTGCATCCATATACAAACCACGATCATCTTCGCTAAGTGTCAATGTGCCATTCTTTGTACGAGCTAGTGGCAAACCTTCATGGTTGATAAGCAACCGCACATCAGGTGTTTCGCTAAGTGTCTTGCGAAATGCGCCAGGGGCAATTGTCTCTTTGAACGGTAATGGAACGCTTGCATCATTAAACACTGCAGCATAACCGCGCAAGCGCATTGTTCCATCTTCGGCTTGGCGTGCTTCAACATCTTGTACCGTAAATGTACGGCGTTCAATTTCTTTCACTTTGCTCCTTGAGTTAACTTCCCCGCCTGGTTCAATATCTTCAGAGATTGAAACTGCAACCATCTGATCTATTGCTTCTTGTTTTGTATCGTGGCAAACAAGTGTTGTATAAGAACCATCTGATTCTTGTTTTACTGTTGCCCATCCTGAACAATCGCTTTGCTTATCTGAAACAAAATAAGGCATTACTTGACCTCGTATGCTGCGCTTGGGTCGGCTGGGTCAATTGTTGAAATCTGTTGCAACTGACTTGAAGGCAAACCAGTGTGCTTCATATCAGGCAAGCCAACTGCCTGTGTTACCGCTGCTGGGTCAAAGCCAACTTGAATTAAACTTGCTGCAATCTCAGTGCGTAGCTTTAAGCCAACATCCTTTGCATCTGCTGCATCAATGTTTTGCAATGGCACGCGGTATTGATCGCCTGCCTCAATTGGTGCCATGTCCTCGTAAGCGTGAACATCATTGAGTGAAAGGAAACCTTCACGCAATCCCTTTGTGTAGGACTCATAACGCTCAAGTGTTGTGCCGCGAAGTAGGGCATCTAAGTTAAAACGAATGAATCCATCCTTTTCAGGCAGCAATGATGACATTGCTTGTTCAATGCGTTCCAAGATTGGGCGCAATGAATACTGAACAAATGAAAGGTTTTGTGCTTCAACTGATGCAAATGACATTGCACCAGCAACAGGATGGCCAATCAGTGCCAATGGAACGCGGAAAATTCTGCAGACTTCCTCAACACTGAACCTTCTACTTTCCAAAAGTTGAGCATCTTGGGCGTTGATTGTTAGCGGCTCAAATGATGCACCACCTGAAAGGATGCCAATTTTGCCTGCGCGGTATGGGCCAACATGGGTTAAGTTCCAATTGCGCCCAATGTCTTGTGCCTGCTCTTGTGTTAACTCACCAGGAACTGCGATCACACCACCAGGGTTTGCTGCGTTTCCAAAGTATGAAGCGGCATAAGTATCTGCTGCCATTGCTGCACCGATAGTTGTTCGGCAAGCCGCAATTGGTGAAAGGCCATAAAGTTCGCCAGGCAAACGAAAATCAGGAATGTGCAAAATGTCGTGAGCGCCTATTTTCTGCTCATACAAGCCTTGTTCATCTCTGATTTTTACATAATAAAGTAAAGGCTCCCCTGGTGCTTGGCGTTCAATGCGAACATTGCGCGGGTCAAGCACATAGGTTTCCATGACTTCATCGTTATCATCACGAACCAAAAGAATAAATGCGTTGCCATTTAGTTTGAATGAGGTAATGATCTGCTCATAAAATTCCATTTTTGTTGTTTCAGGATTGGGATTTTGCACCCAATTTGGAACTTCACCATAAACTGCAGCGTAAGAAAGGCGAGTGCGGCCACGGCGAACATAGGCGCTGACTGGCAAAGATGAAACTGTGTCGGATAAGAGACGGATGCAAGAATAAACAGTTGACATTCTGATTGCAGTTTCGTCATCAACAACTACACCTGCCAAAGTTTCATAGGCAGGGCGGCCTGGAATCAGCGGTTCAATAAATTGATTATTGCCTGAACGCTTCTCACTATTGTTGCGAAGTCTGTTTGATAAACTCATTTAGTTAGCCTTTTCTGTAATCCACACTAGAAAAACACCTGCAACAATTAAAGCTAATGGCACTGAAATCATTGCAAGGCCAGTTGTTGCAAGAGTTACACCCACAACTTCAACTGCAACTGATAGATCAATCTTCTTCATTATGCTCCCTATACCTGAATTGAAAAATACCTAGCAACTGGTGCTGGCGGTTCGGCTGGTTGTGTAGCGCGATCATAACCAAAAATTGAAGCAACGGCGGCATCCACCTTACGCCTGCTACTTGCTTTGGCAACCATAACACCACGGCTAGATTGTTTTGTTACGCAGTTTGCAACATGGCGTGCAAGGCGTTCATCTCCATCGTGGGTGAATGATTCATTCACTACGGCTTCGTAGAACTTTTGTGTTGCGGGTACCATATTTGCAGCACTGTTGGGGTAACTAACAACAGGCAAG